TTCTTATATGTTTCATCTTCATAATTAAGTTCAATCTGTCCTTCTACTGAGAGCTGTCTATTGAGGATATCTTCTGGCTCTGCTGTCCCTAGAACATCATCTAAAGTAGCGTTCTTATTTATTGTAAGAGTTAAGCTTTTCAGGGATATTGCTGAAGCTCCTGCTAATCCTGCAATAGTGGAAGCTAATTTAAAACTAAGATGTTTCTTGGTAAATTTATTTTCAGATACAACCGCTGGAACCGACAAACCAGTAGATACTGCTTGCTTACTCATAAAGCCGGCTGTGTATCTAGCTACTTCATCTAACTCCGCAACGATTTCCAGTGAATCGAGCATGACAAGTTTGTATAGCTCGTCTGTATTTGGGTCATCAACCACAAAGGATAGCGATTGATGCTGGTTACTCTGACTAACTGTAAAGGCATGAGTATAAGATGAATCAGTTGGTCCACTAGTATTTAAGGTTCCAAGTAAAGCATAAAGCAATAATCCAAAGCTCTTATCTCTAATTTCTCCCTCAATCTCACCCTGACCATATTTGGTGGTTACAAAAGCTTCCTCTGAATCAGCGAGCTTTCCCAAAGCCCCCATTGAACGAGCCTTGACCACTTTATCGTCAAAAGAAAATGAAGTTCTAGGTAAATTGTAAACAGGAGAAGCACCTGCTCCACGAGAACTCTCTCGTCCTATGCCTAGATTGATTAATCTACCAATATATTTGCTCATGTTTTAATACATTATGAACACCCTCAAAAAGGTTGTCAAGTTTAGGAAATATCAACACTAATACGCACCCTAACCATAACTTCAGCCATAGCTAATTGTTCATCGGGAACTTCCCCAAATAAAGAGGGAGTAGCCCAAATATTTATAAATTGATAATCTGAACTTGGTAAGTTAACCCCTACCGTCCTCGTGGTTGAGGTTTTAAGGTCTTCTTGGTCAAAAAGGTCAATAACACTATCTACAAGCTGTTCTAAAGCCTCTATGGCAGTCCCTATGCCACTATTTTTGGTATCGTAGAATAGTCGAACAATAAAAGCATAAGTTCTTATATTCTCTTTATTGGTTTCATAAGCATTCTCATTCTCTGCGGGAACAATATATGCGGCTGGATAACCACTAAAAACCAGTTTGGGAGTGCCGGAAACCTCATGTAGTCCATTTACAGTTTCCAATAGGGTTTTGATTTGAGGTCTAAGTGTTCTCCACATAATTACATCTTACAACCTAGAGAGCTTTTGACGCAAATGTTTCTCTAGTCTTGGTCCTATTTGTCCCTTAGTAGAATCAACAGCATATTCAGCCCCCCATTGCATAAATGGTCTAGCCCTCATAAACCTAGTTCCTTCATGAACATATATTGCATAATGGGTACCTGTTTTAACTTTGGTTCCCCCAAATGCTTGAAAGCCCTCTACATGAATAGAGGCTCTCAATCGACCAGTTAAAACTGGAGTAACCTGTTTAGCATATCTCTCAGTAAGTAAAGCCAATCTTTGAATCTCTCCCTGAAGAAAAGTATTTAATTCCAAATTTCCATAAGCTCTAGCAAGCTTCTCTAAAGGAGGGTCAACAGTTATATTAACTTGGATATCACTACTCATTGAACTCTAATAATATCACTTGCAAATGTTGATTTATACCGTAGTCCTTTTTGACTATTTCCTGAACCTTGAAAGTATATCCTTTTTCATCTGTAAGCATATCTCCTTCCCGAATATCGGTATCGACAGCAAACCAAGCTTCCCACGCCTTCTCTTCAACTATACCTTGAAGCTGTCTAGCCCTCTGGTCTAACTCTTGAATATGTCCCTCAACAGTAGCAGTTCCTTGAAAGCCCTTTTCATATCCGCTTATTGTTTTTAAACGCCTTACTGTAATGTCTTGGTCGAAAAATCTTTTTATACTAGACATTTTAATAATGAGCTGGGGTTAAAGTGCCTCCCAAACCAACATCAGCATATTTATCTAATATGCTTTGTATATCCTCATTTTCAAACATGGATTTGGCATAGACAACCTTATAATCTCCGATAGCTTCAGATTGGATCCCAGCCCCTCCTTTCCCGCGATTCCAAAGAGTAGCAATTAATAACCAAGCGGCCATTTCTAAATCTCCAGCTTCAGTATCAGATAAAAAGGTATTTGTATTATCAAATGAATATCCGGCAGTATAAATAACTCTATAACCACCCCTAGTTCTTGAAAATTGATGTCCAGAGGCTCCATGTATAATTCCAGCATCCTCATCAATAAAATAATATTTAGGATTTACTGTTGACCAATTAGCCTCATTTAAAGAAGTATCTCTAGATTGAAGTGTAACTCCTGATACTGGTCTTCTGTTCAAGACTAGGGTATCTCCATGCTCGCTATCATATTCTTCGGTATAAGCAGTTTCTTTAACCCTCAAGCCAATATAGTTCTCTATAAATTCAGTAACAGCATTTATCTGTCTTTCAAGAAGATTATATTTATCACTACCTTGTGTAAGCGTGCCTAATCCAATAAAATCAGCGGCTCTTTGGACAGTGGTTAATGCGTATGCTTTTAATGACATAAACTCATTATGACACCTAGAAACAAACTAGGCAAATTTTATTTTGATCTATAAATTCCCTTTTTTAGTGGCCTATCCACTTTCTCTGAAGCGGTATTCGGTAACTGGGTAGGACTTGTGGTCATAGCTCTATTGGCATATTTATCAATAGGTTTTACTTCGCCTGTAAACAGTTTGGCTTTTCCACTATCAACTAAACCAAAAGCTACATTATTTGTAACCTCTTTCACTTCTCCCGTAGCTAACATTTTTATTCTTTGCATCTTAGAGAATAGTTAATTATTTAACTACTCTCTAAGGGGCTGATGAGGGTTTCCTCTGCTTATTTTATTCTGCTTTGGTGACCTCTCCTAGATGTCAGCCCAGCACCCTATTGGTTGATACTAGATCAATTTATACCAGTAATCTTAGCAAATGGGGTAGTAATAACGGCACGTCCGTCTACTCTCTCCACAGCCTTGATTTCCATAGCATTCCTTCTCCAAGCATCTCCTCCTTCGGTGGTTGTTCTAACTGAGATAGTTTGCCTATCACCAATTATGTAATACCTCCAATCACCAAAGTAAAGTTCAGATTGATTAAGGTCATTCTGCTCATAGAACGGATATCCATAAACTGTATCAGGGAGTTTTTCAGTTTGACCTGAAGCCCTACCCATTGTGGAATCTCTCCAGATATAGTTATTATTACCATCCTTTAGCTGTCTGAGTAATCTTTTAACTCTCCTATGACCAACGAAAGCCGCACCTGCAGACTGGGTAACCCTTTGAGGTACCTGGTCTAGTACTGCTATCACATGATCCATAGTCATAGCTCCACCCGCGGCAACTGAGTTCAAGGTTTCCTGACTGATTCCTCTTGGCTGGCCTGTACCAGATCCTGTGAAGAATGCCTTGTCCTCTGCCTGGGCGATTGCCTCAGCGAATAACTCAATAATGAACTGAACGAGGTTAATGTTGGCATCAGCTAATAGCTGTTCTGAAACTGGAAGCAAACACACTAAGTCGTTTGGACTCAATGTTACCTGCCCAAACTCTGCCGATGTGGTAGATTTTGATGCATATTCGCCTGTCCAGTAAGCAACTGGTCTTGCCGCCAAGCTATTAAGCTTGAGGGTATCGGTGGACATAGGAATAACTCTCGCTATCCTACGCATAACTGCTATATCAGGGAGAACCCTAAATACCTCAGTCCTTAGTTCCTCAGGAACCAAGTAACCACCTTCGGAATCTGTTCCTTCAACTAAAGCTCTCAAAACGGCATCGCTTTGAGGGTCTGCCTTGTGGTAGACCATCGCTTTGAAGAAGTTAACTATCTTCTCTTCTTTGGAAAGGGAAGTAAGATCAGAAGGATATTCGATCTCTTTCAAACCGTGATAAGTAGTAAAGATTTTACTCTTTACTTCCTTGTCTAGAGATGAGGTCTCTTTCTCATCTAGATTCTTTGCTTCCGCAATCTGTTTTACTAATTTCTTAGCTACCATATTTGCGAGATCAGCAACTACTGCTTTATCAACTGAAACTTCTGTTTTAGCAGGAGCTGGAGTTGATTCTTCCTCTTTTTCGGACTTCGGATCCTTGTTTACTAATTTAGCAACATCATCCGCCTTTAGTCCATTCTTTTCTAAGACTTCTAAAATTTTCTTTTCATCCATGGCTTTTTATAGTTTTTCCAGACTATCCGACTGGCACTCGGGGACTTACTAACTATTTCTTGCGAAATGTTAGATTTAACCCTCTTTTCCACCCCCCTCTGGTGAGCTTACAAGAATACTGGATAGTGCCAATTCAAGAACTTCCAACGACATTTTCACTTCAGCCGTTGTAGGATTCCTCTTAACTAATGCGTCTTTTGTTATTTCTTTCTTAGTTTCTTTGGTCTCTTTTAATACTTTTTTGACCAATCTAACAATATGCTTATCTTCCCTATCAAGAACTACTGCCTGTACTTCTTCTTCAAGCGTAGCAAGCACCTGTTCCTCTACCATTCTAAATTCAGGCGGGTTCTTATCAAACTGCTTATAATGCCTTGATAGATGGTTATATACCCCTTTCCTATCAGCATCAGGAATCTTCACTCCACCTCTAGCCCCTAAAAGTGCGGCCATCGCGGCGGCTACTCCCCTCCAAACGACTTTCTTATCAGATTGTCTGTGATGGGGTAGTTTATAAGATGATTTAACATCGGGCTTCTCAGCATCATACCAAGTACACATAACTTTAAGGTCAGCTGTATCTGCCTTACTAGTTTCTCCTGGTCCATCCCAAGCGGTTGATTCTGGTAAAGTTTCAAAAGACTTAAAAGGAATAACTCCCTTACCTACCAAATTTCGACCTTCTAAATCTTCATCTAGCTTATCGTCCAATTTTTCCTCTAATTGCTCTGCCAAATCTTCAGCTCCCTCTTTATCATCTAAATCTTTAGGAGTCTTTTTATCTGGCTTACGACCAGAGCCTGGTCCACCCTTTTGATATTTTTCAAGCAATAAAGCACCGATAGTAGTTTCTTTCTCTTTTGCTTCTTTCTCAAGGGCTTCAAACTCTTCCTTTGTGAGCTCTATATCTAAAATAACTTCAGGTTCCTCTGCCTTTTCCTCTTTCTTCTCTTCCTTTTCGCCTTTCTCTTTCAACTCTTTATCCACATCTTTAGATTCTTTCTTCTCCTCCTCTGGCTCAGATTTTTCTTCCTTTTCATTTTTTTCTTCTTTCTCTTCTTTTTTCGCTACCTCCGAAGCAGTAGGCTCTTTAGAAAAAAGATCTTTCAAATTGACTGGTTCAGCACCAAGATCTCTTATCTGAACAACCGCTTCGGGGTTAGCCGGAACAGGAACCACCGATAGCTCTAGGAGCTCTGCTTTAGTGAAGATATTATCCTCTGATTCTAGAGGAATAAACCCAACGGAGACGGTATTAAGAAAACCTTCCTTAATTTTTCTATAAACTTCCGCGGCAAAATTATCCTGAAGATCAAACTTTACTTTAAACATTAATTTCTGTTTTCCACTAGCGGATTTTTTATCCCCATCCACCCAGACTTTTAGTGCCTTCCCAATAGGGGGTCTATTTTCATGAACATTATGACCCCAAAGAATCACAGGATTCTTCATATAATTTTTTAAGGACCAACCAGCCTGATCAATAACCTCTCCCATTCGGTCAATAACATTCGAAGAACCAACAATGGCCTCAATAACACCTTCCTCTACTTCTTTAGCTTTTCGGCTAAAAGACGCCGTTGTGTGAAGCAATTTCTTTTTCATAACTTGAATACATTATAGAAGGCTGAAAAAATGGTTGTCAAGTTTCCTCAATTAGCCCTAAAGTCACGCCTGCCAAATAGTCTTCTCCGGGTACTTCATAGTCAACAACCTTAATATAAGGGAAAACATTTGTTTCAATTATCTGTAAGTTACCATCTTCAACTTTAAAGGTTATCGCTTGATTTAAATTAATAATATCTATCAAATTATCATATTCTTCTTTCCACATATATTCCCAAGTCAAATTAAACACTTCTTTAGAACTCGTTATATCTCTCCCCCACTTTCCACTTATAGCCATCACTATCTTTCCGGGATCCAAATATTCTCTACTAAAACTATTTGGACGTGGTATCAATATCCCATTCAACCAATAATTTGAGGGTCCCGTTGATGGAGAAGGGCTCGCAGAAGGAGATAGAGAGGGACTAAGGGATATAGAAGCTGACGGAGAAAGGGAGACACTTAATGATGGGGAAAGGCTAACGCTGACGGAGGGCGATAGCGAGGGAGAAAGAGAAATACTGACAGATGGAGATAAACTAATACTTGCACTAGCTGATACAGATGGACTTAAAGATACTGAAGCACTAGGACTCAATGATGGGCTTAATGATAGGCTTAATGAAATTGAGGCAGAGGGGCTTAGAGATGGAGAAAGCGAAACGCTAGAACTTGGGGTAGTCGAAGGAGATAAACTTAGGCTTAAAGAAGGAGATAATGAAATAGAGGCACTAGGACTTAAACTTACAGAGGCAGAAGGACTAAGGCTTGGTGAATGGCTTGGAGAAAGAGAAGGAGAAGCTGATGGAGATTCTGCCGCCGCCGCTACTTGATAGAAAGTACTTGGACTACTTTGGTTATTATATTCTGTGGATACCCAAGTAGCCGATCTTGGGGTATTTGATATACGCAATTCCCCAACCAGTCCATCGTAATATTGCTCTCCTCTAGGACCACAAACAGTAGCGACGTTGGAATCTCCTATTGAACCGCTTGAAGAATTTTGGGTTCCATCTTCTAATCCATCAACATATACAGTTAGTGGCGGGGAACCATCAGCGTCATGAGTACAAACAATATAATATGAAGTTGCTAGGCTTAAACCAGTATCACTTAATACTGAATCATTACCCTCAATCCAAGTACCCCCATTTATATTGAATCGAATACGCAAAGTCCCACTATCGTTAAATGGTCCAAAATGATATCCCCTCGTTCCACCAGTATTATCCCTATCGATAACATGGCATTCATAGTTAGTTGAGGGTAAAGACTCAACATTTATCCAACCACTCAATGTAAGATCACTAGTAATTGCCAAATTAGCATTAGCTGAAGCTTCACTCATGTAATTAGAGCTACTCTGCTCTAAATCATTACCACCACCAAGAAATCCCGCACTACCCTGTCCAGTTACCGATACAGTCGTAAAATCACTATCATATTGTGTTGAATCATATTGAGTACCACTAGACTCGTGTAAATGCCATACAGCTTTATAATTGGAATCCCAGACATTCTCTGCTCCATATGTAGCATCAGTAGCATAATCGCTAGCCCCAGCATTACCATAGTAGATATAAAAATCTACATCAGAAGAATTAAGAATATCTCCCTTAAAATGCAAAGCTCCAGTATCCGTTCCCGAATCATAGAAAACCACTTCCCTAGGTACCTCAGTAGTTCCATCAGATTTAGTAACCCTTATATCTCCTCCATCTGACTTTACATTGCTATGGAAGCTGGCGGGCAGATCGTTTAAATCTACATAAATGGGGAAGTTGTTGATATCTGCATCAACTTTGGTGTTCTGAACAGTTATTTTTATCCTATGCCCCCATGAGGCGTTATACCATCCCATATCTACTTAATGATACCGCATTTAAATTAATTATTCTTCTTCGGTTAACTCTAAAACTACATTAGCTAAATAATCATCTCCCGGAGATTCATAATTAACTCCCTTAATAACTGGGAAAACATTAGTCTGACTTATCATCAAATTGCCATCATTAACCTCAAAGGTTACGATCGAATTTAATGCTATTATGCCTATCAAAGTATCAAAAGTTGTTTTTTCCATACTCTCCCAAGTAAGGTAATAAACTTCCTTTTCTCCTGAGAAATCTCTATTTGTTTTTCCGCTAATTGAGTTCATTTCTTTCATTCCAGTTACATAATCTCTAGAAATGCCATCTGCTCTAGGAAACCTTATGCCATTAATTAATAAATATTCCCCTGAAATAGAAGGAGAAGGCGAAGCCGAAGGACTAAGGCTTGGAGAAGCACTTGGGGTAGCAGAGGGGCTAAGGCTAATACTAGCTGAGGGAGACTGACTGGCACTGGGACTTAAAGATGGGGACAAAGATATAGAAACGCTTGGGGAAGATGAAGGAGTCATTGATGGACTAAGGCTTATTGAAGCGCTAGGACTAAGGCTAATACTCGCAGATGGCGAAAGAGAAATAGATGAAGAAGGGCTAGGACTAGCTGAGGGAGATAATGAAATGCTGGCAGAAATAGATAATGAAGGGGAAAGAGAAACGGAGGCACTAGGACTTAATGAAACTGATGCAGAAATGCTTACTGAAGGCGATCTAGATATAGATGCGCTTGGCGATAAAGAAACGGAGGCAGAAGGGCTTTGAGAAGCGCTGGGGCTTCTTGAAGGACTGAGGGATATTGAAGCAGAAGCAGAACCTCCTTTTGCTCTAACGGCCAATATTGCGTGGGCATAGGCCTGAGCAGTCGGATAATACCAAGACCACGCCATTGATTGAGAACCCGCACTTCCTACACTCTTATAGCTCCCTCCACCCCGCATAAGAGAAGCGGCTCCTTTAGCTATCTCTGTTTGAGCTCCATCAGCCGCAAAAGAGGTAGCAGGACCATAAATATTCATTCCATCAACTAAATAAGACCCATCGGTATTCGTTGTTATTGAAAGGGTGTTTCCTGAACCAGAAGAACCTGATTCTGTTGCTGTGTTATCTGGCTGAGTTATTTGATCCGCCCCAGTTAATGAAATAGCAGTTGCTATACCATATTCTGTGGACGAAAAGTTTAAGAGTATTTCGTTATTGCCTGTATCAGGATTAATCAAATACCAAATTGAAACACAGTAATTTCCGTTATTTACGTCCGCTGAAGATTTAGTTAAGGCAGTTCCATTGTAAGTTACGGAACCAGGATCAGTATTATAAACCATCACGGCCACAACCAATATTCGATCAGAGCCACTTACTGTATGATTCCAGGTAATATCATAATCACTTCCAAAAGAAGTTGTAAATGTACCTGAATTACTGACAGCGTCGACTTCCAACATAGCTATATCTTATCATCAGAAAGATATTGATTAGAAATCAACATCGCCAAAGAATGGATTATTAACAATTCCATAATGCCCCCGATCTTTAGCCAATCCTTTACCTCCCAAAGGTCTAGGATGATGACCTAATTCTGCATCCCCCTCATCTGGACCACCATGACTTGGACTTGGAGATGCCGATACCGAAACAGAAGGGCTTAAGCTAACTGAAACCGAAGGCGATAAGCTTGGACTAGCCGAAAGACTGACCGATGGGCTTAACGATATTGAAGCCGATGGAGATTTACTAGCAGATGGACTTAAAGAAGGCGAAAAACTTATACTAGCAGATGGCGAAAGACTTACACTAACACTTGGACTCAGAGAAACACTAAGACTTACAGAAACAGAAGGACTCAATGAAATACTGGCACTAGGACTTAATGATATTGAAGCCGAGGGACTTTGACTTGCAGATGGTGATAGGGAAATGCTTAAACTAACACTAGCTGAAGGACTAACGCTTGCAGATGGAGAGAGTGATGGGCTTAGACTAATAGAAGCAGAGGGGCTAACACTAGCCGACTCACTTACTGAAGGAGATAGTGAAATAGAAGCGGAAGGCGATTGACTGGCTGATGGGCTTAATGATATTGAAAGACTTATACTCACAGATGGAGATAAACTTGCAGAAAGACTAACACTAACAGAAGGACTTAAACTAATTGAAACCGATGGACTTAATGATATTGAAACGCTGGGACTTAGTGCTACTGAAGCACTAGGACTTAGAGAAATAGAAGCTGAGGGACTTATACTCGCCGATTGACTAAGAGATATTGAAAGCGAGGGTGAAAGGCTTATACTGGCACTGGGAGAGGCAGAGGCACTAGGCGAAAGCGAAGGACTTAGGCTAATAGAAACAGAGGGACTAATAGAGGCAGATGGCGATAAGCTTATTGAAGCTGAAACACTAATAGAAGGAGAAAGAGAAACGCTCAGGCTAGGACTTACAGAAGGAGATAATGAAATACTGGCGCTTGGCGAAACTGAGGCAGAGGGAGAGAGAGATGGACTTAAACTTATACTTACAGATGGAGAAATCGAAGCAGAAGGACTTAAGCTAATACTCGCAGATGGGCTAAGAGAAATACTCAAAGACGCTGAAACACTTGGACTTAGTGATGGGGACAAACTAATACTAGCAGAGGGCGAGATACTTGCTGATGGGCTTAAGCTAACTGATGCTGAGATAGAAACGCTAGGACTTAAAGAGATAGAGGCACTTTGAGAAACACTTGGACTTAAACTTATAGAAGCTGATGGGCTTATTGAAGGACTCAAAGATATAGATAAAGAGGCACTTAATGATGGGGATAAGCTAACACTGGCAGAAGGAGATATGCTTGCTGAAGGACTTACGCTTGGAGATACTGACGGACTAAGGCTAATAGAAGCCGATTGACTGACAGAAGGAGAAAGAGAAGGACTAAGGGATATTGAGGCAGAGGCAGAAGAAATAACAAAACTTACTTCCCATAAATCGGTTTGTAATTCATAAATAGCTCCACTTGCCGAGGGGCTTGCTGATGGCGAAAGAGAAATACTTAAACTAGGAGAAAGAGAAATAGACGAACTAGGGCTTATTGAAGCTGAAGGAGATAGGCTTATTGAAAGACTAACACTAGCACTCGCACTTAATGAAGGGCTTAATGAAATAGAAGCTGAGGGGCTAACTGATGCAGATGGTGATAATGAAGGGCTTAAACTTATACTCGCTGAAGGAGATAAACTTATGCTTGCAGAAGGTGATAGAGAAACGCTTAATGAAACCGAAACACTAGGGCTTAAAGATGGGGAAAGCGAAACACTTGCACTAGGCGATATCGAGGCTGAAGGGCTAAGACTTGGTGACAACGAAACTGAAGCGGATGGGCTTAGAGAAATAGAAGCCGATACACTAATTGAAGGACTTAAACTAACACTCACACTAGGACTTAAAGAAGGCGACAATGAAATTGAAGCTGAAGGAGAAATGCTTGCACTAGGACTTAAAGAAGGTGAAAGAGAAATGCTTGCACTAGGAGAAAGAGAGATTGATACAGAAGGAGAAAGAGATGTAGAAGCAGAGGGGGAGAGAGAAACTGATGCAGAAGGTGAAAGCGATGCTGATGCTGAAGGAGATAAGCTAATAGAAGCACTAGCTGAACCAGCAGTATATTGAACATCAAGATAGGCATAATCTACAGACGGATCGTTTGTTGTATTCGGTTTATCGAAATACATTGTAGTGGCATTAACTCCAGCCCAAGTTGTACCCACAATCGAAGTAACATCTACATTTACATAGCCCCACGAAGCCGGTGGTCCAAGTCCTGTATCTGAAGCATTTACATAAGTTGTAAAGTCTGATGATGCCCCACCATTAACTGCATAAATATATAGAGTTACGCTTGAGATTGTTCCAAGATCTGATGAATCTTCAAATCCATATACATCCGAGTTAGCATTCCTTGAGTTAGAATGTATATAGCTTGTTGGTTGGTTTTGAGAATCAAGATATGGGGTTGTTCCAACTTGAGTCCAAGCTCCTGATGATACTATTTGGTTTACTTTTAAAAGTATATTTGCCATATCTATATTGCCTCCTGATAAATCCTACTAGAGATCACATTACTAGCGTCTTTATAATTTGTTAAATCTAAAATCTCTCCTGAGAGATTAAAATCGGTACTAACTGTAGAAGCACTATAACTATCTACATTCTCCCAAGTAGTAGTATCTCTGTTATAAATCTGTAAATAAACTGTTGATAATGATGGGTCGAGATCGGTCTGACCATTCCAAGTTAAAGTACAGTGAGTATTATTACCAACAAAGTTCTTGTATTGGTGAATCATAAATTCTAAAGCTCCAGTTTGCCCTACTCTCGTTCCATCATCAGTTGCTACATCAATTACATCTTGATTCGTATAAGGCGTTTCTAAATCATTGTCATTTGCCGGTAATGCCACATAATTTCCTCTTGTGTAATCAGCATATCCCTCACTAGGAGAGGCAGAGGGCGAAAGAGATAAGCTCGCAGATGGACTTAAACTAACAGAAACAGAAGGTGAAAGTGAAACACTAGCAGAAGGAGAAAGAGATGGCGATAGGCTTATAGAGGCCGAAGCACTAGCTGAGGGACTTTGAGAAGCACTGGGGCTTAAACTTACAGAAGCACTCACACTTAATGATGGCGATAAACTAATACTTAGTGATGGAGATAATGAAGGACTAAGGCTTATGCTCGCCGATGGACTAATACTAGCGGAAGGGCTTAATGATACTGACAATGAAACCGAAGCAGAAGGACTAATAGAAGCCGAGGGGCTAAGACTTATAGAAGCACTAACTGAAACCGATGGACTTAGAGAAACGCTGACACTTGGACTCAAAGATGGAGAAAGGGAAATACTGGCAGAAGGCGAAACACTTGCACTAGGAGAAAGTGAGGGGCTAAGACTGATAGAAGCACTAGGACTGATGCTTGCTGATGGAGATAAACTTACAGAAACAGAAGGGCTTAATGATGGACTTAGGCTTATCGAAGCACTAATTGAAAGAGATGGTGATAATGAAATGCTTGCAGATGGACTCACACTTGCTGACGGAGATAGAGATGGACTCAATGATATCGAGGCAGATGGTGATACTGACGCTGAAGGGCTTAATGAAACTGATAAAGATATAGAGGCAGAAGGACTAAGGCTAACGCTAACACTAGGACTTAATGAAGGGGACAAACTTACAGAAGCTGAAGGACTAACGCTGGCAGAAGGCGAAAGACTAATTGATGCAGAAATACTTAATGAAGGGCTTAAACTTATTGAAACGCTTGGACTTAATGAAATAGAAGCAGAAATACTAGCCGATGGACTGGAACTAAGAGAAGGAGATAGGCTGGGGCTTAATGAGATCGACGCAGAGGGGCTTATACTAGCGGAAGGACTAAGAGATACTGAAACTGATGGTGAAAGGCTTAAACTCGCGCTGGGTGAGATAGAAGCACTAGGCGAAAGCGAAGGACTTAGGCTTATTGAAGCACTTGGACTCTGTGAAGCAGAAGGGCTAAGACTGATAGATGCTGAAACGCTAACTGAAGGAGAAAGCGAAACGCTGACTGATGGAGATAATGATGGTGACAAGCTAATACTGGCACTAGGGCTTTGTGAAGCAGATGGTGATAGAGAAATACTCAATGAAACTGAAGTGCTAGGACTTTGGCTGGCACTTGGGCTCAGAGAAATCGAAGCCGATATGCTAACAGATGGGCTTAGTGAAATTGAGGCACTTGGGCTTAATGATGGCGAAAGGCTTATTGAAGCAGATGGAGAAATACTCGCACTTGGGCTTAATGAAATGCTGAGGCTAACACTAGCAGAAGGACTCTGAGAAGCTGAAGGTGATAAAGATATACTGGCCGATGGTGAAAGAGAGGGACTAAGACTGATGCTAACAGATGGACTGAGGCTCGGAGATAATGAAACCGAAGCCGATGGACTGATACTAGCAGATGGAGAAAGACTTATAGATGCCGATACGCTTACTGAAGGACTCAAAGATACAGAAATGCTGGGACTTAATGAGGGCGAAAGACTAATACTAGCAGATGGCGATATGCTTGCTGATGGGCTAAGAGAAATCGACAAAGAAATGCTGGCAGAAGGGCTTTGGCTAGCCGATGGTGAAAGGCTTATGCTTGCAGAAGGGCTTAATGAAACTGATAAAGACACTGAAACCGAGGGGCTTAAAGATGGTGACAAAGAAATGCTGGCACTAGGCGAAACAGAGGCAGAGGGGCTTAAACTGATGCTTGCACTAATAGATACAGAAGGACTAAGGCTTACTGAAACAGAAGGGCTTAAACTTGGCGACAATGAGATAGAGGCACTAGGACTAATAGAGGCCGAAGGACTAAGTGATGGTGATAGCGATATTGATGCAGATGGACTCTGACTCGCAGAGGGAGAAAGAGATATTGAAGCAGAAGGGCTAAGGGAAACGCTTAGAGAAATAGAAACGCTTGGGCTTAGAGATGGAGACAAACTAATACTTGCTGATGGCGAAATACTAGCTGATGGACTCAAGCTTACTGAGGCTGAAGCGGAAACGCTGGGCGACAACGAAACTGAAAGGCTGATACTAACTGACGGAGATAAAGATATGCTTGCACTAGGGCTAATTGACGCTGATGGCGACAATGAAGGACTTAAAGATATGCTGGCTGAAGGGGAAATACTCGCTGAAGGAGAAAGTGATATTGAGGCACTTATACTAACAGAAGGGCTAAGGCTAACTGACACAGAAGGCGAAAGAGATGGGGATAATGAAATACTGGCACTAGGGCTTACGCTGGCAGATGGAGATAAACTTATAGAGGCTGAAGCACTAACTGAAGGGCTAAGGCTAATACTAGCTGATATTGAAACAGACGGACTTAGGGATATTGAAACAGATGGACTCAATGATGGAGATAAACTGATTGAAGCGCTAGGACTTACACTTGCTGAGGGTGAAAGGCTTATAGAAGCCGAAGGGCTTAATGATACAGAAAGGCTTATAGAAACGCTTGGTGAAAGCGAGGGACTAAGAGAAATACTGGCACTAGGACTAACTGAAGCCGATGGAGAAAGGCTTATTGAAAGAGAAACGCTGGCTGATGGACTTATACTTGCCGATGGAGACAATGATATTGATGCAGAAGGACTAAGAGAAATACTCAAACTAACTGAAACTGATGGGCTTAATGATGGACTTAAACTAATGGATGCCGAAGGGCTGATTGATGCAGAAGGGCTTAATGAAGGAGATAGCGAAATACTGGCACTAGGAGATAAACTTATACTTGCTGATGGGGAAACTGAAGCTGAGGGGCTAAGAGATATACTCAAAGACACCGAAGCAGATGGAGATAAAGAAGGGCTTAAAGATATTGAGGCACTCGGACTTAAAGAAATACTTGCACTAGGACTCAAGCTAATAGAAGCACTTGGGCTAAGGGAAGGGGAAAGCGAAGGAGATAATGAAATACTCGCACTAGGAGAGACTGAAGCCGAAGGGCTTAATGATGGACTTAAACTAACAGATAAAGAGGGAGAAAGAGAAACAGAAGCCGAGGGAGAAAGAGAGGCAGAAGCACTAGGACTTGCAGATGGACTAGGGGAAGCACTGGGTGAGGCAGAATCTGAAACTCCTCCACCTAAACTTAAACTATTCCATAATATATCTGTACCATCTGAGAAGGCGTAGTCTAGTTCTGATGCTGAGGAACGAGAAAATGAGTTAAGGTAAAAAACAAGGTCTGTACCAACTAAAGAATTCCAGCTAGTGTCATAGTAAGAATTATTCCCAGGATGCTTATTAGTAATAGACCACCCAATTCTGATATAATCACTCGAGCTCCCATTAGTATATTCAAGAACAATTACATAATGAGTTCCATATACAGTTGTGTATGGAGATGAGAAAGTAAAGGTCTTTAAAACCATACTTCCAGTAAGAGTAGAAACATCTAAAGTATCAGAGGATGCTAGGGCCGACCCAGTTGGTACAGAAGATGTGCCAAAAGTACCAGAATGTGCATATAGTCTAGCTATTGCATTACCTGTCGGAGAACCAACTTTTAATAATTCAAATTGAACTGTGTTCAAATCTTGACCATCTCCTGTAAAAGATTGTCCTTGACCACTATAGGTGTTGTTTAAATCTGTATTACTACCGCCCTGACTTTGTGGAAGAAAGTCAATGTAAGGAGTAACTAAACTCCCCCCACTATCATTGTCTACCCAGAAAGCCCATTTAGCTTTTACGTCTTGGTATGTGCCTGTTTCTAGGGCAGAACTTTCCCCCGCCCAAGTACCACT